ATTGCTGGAGGTATTAACGTAGCTCCTATAGAAGTAGTTGTAGAAGAAGAAGCAACAGATGCAGCAACAGATGCAGCAACAGATGCAGCAACAGATGCAGCAACAGATGCAGCAACAGATGCAGCAACAGATGCAGCAACAGATTCAGCAACAGATTCAGCAACAGATTCAGCAACGGATGCAGCAGCAGATTCAGCAACAGATTCAGCAACGGATGCAGCAGCAGATTCAGCAACGGATGCAGGTGGTGGTTCTGGTGACGACGTTGTAGGTGACCCTGACATTGTGGTTATTACAGACCCTAGTGATATTGAGATGTCGCCTGATGAACGGGATGATATCTTTGTCGATGACGGTACTGATGAATTAATAGGACAGCTTGAAGAAGCTATAGAAGCAGAAACAGACCCTGACACTATAGAAGATTTAGAAGAGTTTTTAGAGGCTGTTGAAGAAGTAGAAACTACAGAAGAAGCTCCTCAGCAAGAAGAAGTTGTTACAGACGAAGGAACTGCTCAACCTACTGAAGAAGAAATGGCAGGTTCTGAGGAAGACTCTACTAACATTCTTGATTCAGTTGCTGGAACTTCACTAGACATTTTTAAAATGTCTACCGGACTACTAGAGCCTAACTTAGCTTATGACTTTGATGGCGACGGTAAGATAACCGCTAATGATGCTGTCATATACCAACAGAACCCTGAAGTTGACTTAGTAGATACTACAGGAACTGTTAATGGTGTCGATGGAATAGACGGAGTAGATGGCATTGACGGAGTAGATGGCATAGATGGCATAGATGGCATTGACGGAGTAGATGGCATAGATGGCATTGATGGCATAGATGGAATAGATGGTATCGACGGTATAGACGGAGTAGACGGCATTGATGGTATCGATGGCATAGACGGAGAAAAAGGAGAAAAAGGAGATACTGGAGCAGCTGGGGCTGATGGTGCTGATGGAGCTGATGGCATAGATGGTATCGACGGTATCGATGGTATCGATGGTATCGATGGTATCGATGGTATAGACGGTATAGACGGACTAGACGGTGCTGACGGAGAAAAAGGAGATACAGGAGCTACAGGTGCTACTGGAGCTACAGGAGCTACAGGAGCTACAGGAGCTACAGGAGCTACAGGAGCTACAGGAGCTACAGGTGCTACAGGTGCTACAGGTGCTACTGGAGCTACAGGAGCTGCTGGAGGAAAAGGCGAAACTGGAGCAACGGGTGCTACAGGCGCTGCAGGCAGAAGAGGTGTTGCAGGTGCGCCAGCAAGAAGTAAAGGATACATGGGCGGCTTAAGTTACCAGTTGCCGCAGTTTGTAGGAGTTCAGTACCAACCTAAAAATTATAATGTTGAGTTAGACCGTATTATCAACGAAAGTTTGTTTAAAGGAATGATTTAATGACTTACAAAGATTTAGTCAATAACGTGCTTAGGAGACTCAGGGAGATAGAAGTAAACTCTGTGCAAACTAATTCCTACAGCAAACTCATAGGTGACCTTGTGAATGACGCAAAGGACCTTGTGGAGAACTCATGGGACTGGTCTGCACTTAGGACTACCCTTACGATTACTACTACGGCTGACGTATTCAACTACTCTTTAACTGGCAGCCAGAACAACATCAAGGAACTAAACGTGTTGAACGACACGTCTAACTCTGTGATGCAGTACCAGACCAACAACTGGTTTGACTCACAGTTCCTCTTGTCAGCACCAGAGACAGGGTCACCACAATACTACACGTACAACGGTGTTGACTCAGACGGTGACACATTGATTGAACACCTTGCGGTAGCTCTTGCTTCCCGTGAACGTGGTGAGACTGGTGGTACTGCTACTCAGGAATACTTTGCTATGGCTAACAAGTACCTGTCAGATGCTATTGCACAGGACGCTGGTAGACACCCAGAAGAAACTATCTTCTATACGCCTTAAGGTATTTATATGGCACAAGAACTCAAAAGCATTAATCTTGTAGCTCCGGGCTTCAAGGGTATCAACACTGAGGACTCACCACTGTCTCAGGACCCTTCCTTTGCTGAAACTGCTGACAATGCAGTAATCGACAAAAGAGGGCGTATAGCGGCACGTAAGGGTCTTAACGTTACGACGACTGATAAGACGGAGCTAGGTAGTGACTCCCTGAGTGCTATAAAAGAGTTCAGAGACGACATAGGCACTACTAAGGTCTTCTCTGTAGGCAACAACAAGATACTCAGTGGTACAACCACGTTGGCTGATGAGACTCCGGGAAGCTACACAATCACTGCTGACGACTGGAAGATGGTCAACTTTAATGACAGCATCTACTTCTTTCAGCGTGGGTTTCAGCCCCTGATATACAACATAACTTCTTCAGGGACATCTGGAGGCGCTGGCAGCAGCGTAGTGACTCTAAGTTCTGTTCACAGTGCGTCAGGTCTTGTTTCAGCGATGTACGGCAATGAAGTCTTAGCAGCCTACGGTAGACTCTGGACTGCTGACTTCACTGCGGACAAGTCAACTGTTTATTGGTCTGACCTTTTGTCAGGACACAAGTGGTCCGGTGGTTCCTCTGGCTCCATTGACATAGCTAAAGTATGGCCTGACGGTTATGACGAGATTGTTGCACTAGCTGCACATAACAATCTTCTGATTATCTTTGGCAAGCGCAGTATCGTAGTTTACTCAGGTGCTGATGACCCTTCTAGTATGGCTTTGTCCGACACTGTTTCCGGCATTGGATGTGTAGGCAGAGACACGGTACAGTACACTGGTGTAGACGTAATCTTTCTTTCCCAGACTGGCTTAAAAAGCTTTGGAAGAACGATACAAGAGAAGTCAATGCCAATAAGTAGTTTGTCCGGTACGATTACCACGGACATCATACAGCTAATTAATGAAGCAAATGAACTTTACAAGTCTGTGTATTACCCAGAAGCAAACTTCTACTTACTCACTTTTACAAACCAAAACATGACTTATTGTTTTGACATTAGAGGCACTTTGGAAAACGGGTCATACAGAGTTACACGTTGGCCCGGAACGAGTTTTACTTGCTATGAACGCAAGGACAACGGAGACTTACTCGTAGGTAGCGCAGAAGGCATAGGGCAGTACACAGGCTTTCAGGACAACGGTAGTTCCTACAGCTTCAAGTACTTTAGCCCTGAGTTGTCCTTTGGTGACCCTTCTAAACTTAAGTTCCTCAAGAAGATTAGACCGACGGTAGTAGGTGGTAGTGGTCTTGATGTACTACTGAAGTGGGACTACGACTTTGGTTCTTCCTACAACACAAGCGTCATTACGCTGAAGGACCAAGCAAAAGCAGAGTTTGGCATAGACGAATACACCGTGGGTCAATATTCAGACGGTATCCTGACATCTAAAGACGCTGTAAACACTAACGGCAGTGGAGGAACATTGAGCATTGGTATGGAAACAAGTATCAACGGCAACGAACTGTCAATCCAAGAAATCAATGTACTTGCACTAGTAGGTAAAACAATATGAGTAATTATACTAAAGTAACGGACTTTGCTGCAAAGGATACTTTGTCTGCAGGTGACCCTAACAAGGTTGTCAAAGGAACTGAGTTTGAAACTGAGTTTGACAACATTGCAACTGCAGTAGGAACAAAAGCAGACACTGCTGGACCTACGTTCACAGGCACTGTAACAATACCTGCGCTAACCTTTACAGGTACTCTAGCTACAGGGACTATTAACGGAGGGACATACTGATGGGTTTTGACTTAGGTAACTTTTTAAAAGAGCTAGGAGGAGAAAAAGGCACTGCTGCCAACTCTGCCGCTGCCCTAGGCTTAGGCACCGCTGGTTTAGCCCTTGCTGAAAAAGGGTACAGCGACATAGGAGACATTGGTCGCGAGGCTTATGAAGGTCTATCAGGAGAACAAGGGTTAGCTCAAGAACTCCGTGGTATGATGGAGTTTCAGCCTTACACTGTGACTTCTTCTACTGGTGGACAGTTTGGTATGATGCAGGACCCTGCTACGGGCCAGATGTCTTACCAACTGACTGCTTCTCCTGAAGAACAAGCCCTACAGCAGCAAGCCTTGACAGACGCGAGTATGTTCTTTGGACAAGCAGCAGCTCCTATAGCTCAACGTGAGCAAGACGTGTACAACCGTATGCGTTCAGTCATGTCTCCTGAAGAAGAACGACAGCGTCTGGCTTTAGAACAACGTATGGCGGCCCAAGGACGCACAGGTGTACGTACAGCACAGTTTGGCGGGACTCCTGAACAACTTGCGTTGGCTAAGGCACAGGAAGAAGCTAGGAACAGTGCAATGCTAAACGCTATGCAGTTTGCAGGACAAGAGCAGCAACGTCAGGCACAGCTAGGGACAGGCATGTTAGCCGCTGGTTATGTACCACAGGCACAGTTGTTGGGTGCGTTGCAGCCCGGAATGTCTGCTTCAGAACGTCAGAGACAAGCTATGTCGGAACAAGCAAAATCTTACGGTCAAACCTATACTACAGGCTTAGAAGCACTACTACAGTCTGGTTTAGGACAAGCTAATTTAGCTGGTGGTTTTGGTAGCAGCATCGCTAGTTCAGCACTTGGTGGCTTGTTTAGTTAATAAGGAGAACATGTAATGGCTCAATTTTCACAAGGATTTCTGTCTAGCTTAGGCAGACCAGAGATGTCACAAAGCTTGTTTGGCTTAGGTGCTGCCATTGGTGGTGTTCCGGGGCAGATAAAGCAGAGGCAGAAGCAACAAGCGTTTAACCAGTTGATGCAACAGGTGCAAGCCGCGCAGGGTTCTGGAGACTTCGCAAGTATGAAGGCTTTGTCGCAACAGATGGCTCAAACAAACCCACAACAAGCTGCTCAGATAATGCAGGCTGCTATTGCGGGAGAAGAGAAACAAAAAAGAATCCAAGCGGGTTCAGGCATGTTTTCTGGAACACCTGCAGAAGCTAGGGCTTCAGCGGAGAAATATGCTGCATTAGGAGATTTGGCAAGTGCCCAACAAGCTTTAGCAAGGGCTGAAAACCTTGAACAGCAAGGGAAGAAAGTAGGCAGAGCAAGAACTTCTGCTCAGATGTTGATGTCAGAGATACAAGGGATTATAAAGACTCCTGACATTTCTGAGGCAAACAAAGAGAAAGCACTAGGTTTATTAAGAGAAGCTGCAGTTGCAGGGGAAGACTCTGACCTTTTGAAACCGCGAGTAGACGAACTTAAACAAAGCTTGCTTCCTGTAAAAACAGGGAGTAGGACTGCTCCTGCTTTTAAAGAGATTATGCGTCCAAACCCTAAAACTGGTAAGGAAGAAAAACGGATAATAAGGTTCGACACAGACCCCATTACAGGGGCCAATATTGAAACTGACGTGGGTAGAGCCCCTCCAGAAGAGTTTGCACCTACTTCAGTAAAAGAGTCTGCTGCTTTATTAAAAATAGAGAACAACTTAACTACAGAAGTTAATGAACTACAGGCAAAAGCTTTAAGAGCTGAAGAGTTAGCAGATGGTTTAGAGAAATACGACCCTGTTGGGGGACTTCAGGGGTC